AACACCATCAATCGTAAACGTTACTCCATTATTATTAGCATTCAAGACTACTTTGGAAATATGATTATCTGTGTTGAGTTTGTTTGTTCCAAGAGTTTCTAAATTACTATAAAACTAAGCCAATTTCATAGAAACAACAATCCAAGGCCTAAAAGGGCCTTTTATTATACACAAAATCAAATCAGAAAGGAGATAGAACATTATGGAATCTATCAAAATCGGAACTCGGAGTTATGAATTAGTAGCTGACGGATATCAGCTGCAGCAGGATGGAGGATGTATTATCTTCCAGCCAGGGGAGCAGACCTTTGAAGAAGTTGAAACCGTGATGTCAGGCGTTAAATCTATTTTGCTTTTAGATGAAAATGGGGACACAATGGCATCCAGGACAGATTTGGTATATGCTGGTCGCATGACCAGACAGAAGGATTATGTAATTAGAGTTGAGAAAAACCAGACAGGTACTGATTCAGAGGGCAATGCAGTGTATGAGTATAAAGATATAACAGGTACCGTTCTGATTGCAGAGTTTCGTCTTCCGGACTTGCGTGAAAAATATGCAGCATTAGAGGAAGAAGTGACAAATACCCAGCTGGCAATTGTAGAGCTTTATGAAGGAGGTAAGTCATAATGGCAAGAGTATATGCAGATCTGATCCGAAAAGGGAGAAAAACACTTGAAGGCGTACCACCAAAAATTAGAGCAGAAGTTGAAAGACTTTTGAAGGCTTAAGGGTTTACTTTTTTATAATGCAAAAAGAAAAGAGGTGACATCATGGGACGTATCATAACAGCTAAGTTTATATCAGGTAGTCATTTTGCTCAGGCATTTGGAAATCTGTGGCAGTATGATTATGGCGCAAAACTTATATTAGAGGGATTAGAACTTCCAGTGGCTGCAGAAATCCATTTTGCATCTATGGAATGCGGTGGGGAATCAGAGACACGGATTGGTGTAACAACAAATGGAATTACAGAGGTAAAAATCCCTAACGTTCTTTTAGAAATAAACAAGGTCCAGGATTATAACCTTTATGCTTTTGTGTATTTGACAGATGAAAAATCCAGATATACAGAATATAAAATCCTCATGACGGTTCGGGCGCGTCCGAAGCCTGGTGAGGAACATCCGGACACAGAAAAGGATCATCCGCTTGCTGATGCGGTCCAGGCAGTAAACGCTGCAGCCGACCGGGCAGAGACCGCGGCGGGGAATGCTGCAGAGAGTAAGGTTGCTGCAGAAGATGCAGCTGAGCAGGCTGACAAAAGCAGAGTCGCAGCTGAGACAGTAGCAAGGCATGTAGCCGAGGCAGGGCGTACTGCCCTAACGGATATCGCATCAGCCAAGACCGATGCAGTAGAGACCATCGAGACCGCTAAGACAGGCACAGTAAAGGCGGTGGATGATGCCAGAGAGACAGCTATCAAGGCCGTGACAGATGCACGTATGGTGGCAGAACAGAGCTTGTCAGAGGCTAAGACAGATGGAGTAGCTGCTATCGGAACAGCCAAGACGGAGGGCCTGCAAGCGATAGATAAAGCTAAAAGCGACATCGAGACGGCACGGAGCGGTGCTATCAAGGACATTGATACTGCCAAGACCAGCGGTGTCCAGACCGTCGAGGCTGTAACCGCAGGTATCGAGCAGACCAAGACATCTGCTTTAGAAGAAATCGGCAGCAGCAAGACAGCCGCGGTCCAGGCAGTAGAGACCGCAGAGAACGAGGGTGTGGCGGCGGTAAACGCGGCGGTAGAGGCGGGAAAGACCAACTTCGTCACGGACGAGAGCTTGACTCTTTCCGGGCGTGCGGCAGATGCAAAGGTTGTGGGTGATGAGCTGGCGAAGAAGGCTGACCAGACGGACCTGGAATACCTTCGGAAGCGGCAGAATATCCTTGTTGGAAGCGAGACGGGCAGTCGTGTCTGTGTTACCGACGCGTTTGAGGCGCCGCTGGAGGGGCTGGTGCTGTATGGCAAATCCACGCAGGTGACGACGACAGGGGCACAGCTCTTAAATATTCCGGATGCAGAACGAACAATAAGAGGGGTGACACTTCGAATTCAAAATGGCGTGATTGAAATGAACGGAACAGCAACAGAGGGCGGATATGCATACGTGGACATTGCGAAAACGCCACTGACCGGAGTGTATACGTTATCTATAGATGGCGCTGTGAAAGGAGCGCTTTTAGATGATAAGTTTCAGAGATTGATAGAATCAACGGCGAGTTTAAATGGAAAAACGGCGCGCATGCTGACATTTTACATCACAAAGGATGTGAAGTATTCACTAACAGGGATTAAAGTCATGCTTAACGCCGGAGACACCGCACTCCCTTGGGAGCCATATACAGGCGGTAAGCCATCACCGTCACCAGATTATCCGCAGGAGATTCAGAGTGCAAAAAGCGAGGTAGTGGTGCATGGAAAGAACCTTTTTGGTGGAAGTTTTTACTATGCAAACTACTCAAATGATGTGTTGAAAATTGATGAAAGTAGGAAGGAGAATGAAGCTAAGCTGCCGTTTGCTCCGACATATGAAACCTTTGGAGTTTGCAAGGCGATAAAATGCCGGAAAGGAAAAACTTATATTATCTCTGTGACGAATCCAAACAAAAACGCAGTTATAGGTATGGCTGAATACGAAACTATAGAGAAAGCAATCGATAGTAATAATGCGCTCGGATTTGTCGGAATGAGCTATAAAGCATTGAAAAAATCATACACTGCAAAGAGTGATGGAATCCTTGTATGTGGAATTGCGGGTTCATGGACTAACGGGACAACAACTTTACATGAATGTACAGAATCAGAGCTTTTGCAAGTAGAAGAAGCATCGGAAGCCACTGATTACGAGCCTTACCGTACCCCGCAGACCATCACCATCACATCTCCAACCAGTCTGCCAGGTATTCCTGTTTCATCTGATGGTAATTATACAGACGATACAGGACAGCAATGGATCTGTGATGAAGTAGATCTGGAGAGGGGCGTATATGTGCAGAGGGTGTATTCCATTATTGTTGATGGAGAAGATGTGACTTTTTCGCAAGCAGGACGATATTGCAATATGAATTTGAAAAAATTGCCAAGCGCGAAGAGCATTATCGGAACGAGTCAAAGGATCGAGGCCAGGAGTACATTTACTTCAGAGACGTGGAATTTCAACCCAGAAATGGGCTTTTTATATCTTATAAAAGAAAATTATGCGGAAACTATTAACGAATCCTGCAAAGAACATAGTGGAGAAGTAATGTATGCCCTTGCCGCTCCCATCGAGATCCCACTCTCAGCTGCCGATATTGCAGCTTACCGTGCCCTCATAACCTACGGCCCAACAACCATTGTAGAGACGGATGGTGCAGGCATTAAGCTGGATTACCAGCGAGATGTAAACATTGTAATCAAGCAGCTGACAGATACAATCGCATCTATGACAAATTAAGGAGGTAAATTATGGCAGTAAAAAGCAAAGCAAGACATGACTTAACCTTACGTAGCATCAAGCATGAGATTGGAGCAGGCAGAGATGTAGCCTACTGGTTGGACAAAGCCTACATCCACTTGGACAATGGTCTGCTGACCGAGGATGATATCACCGGAATCGAAATTTTAGCTCAGGCATATTATGATGCGCTGGACAAGCCTGATGAGACCGAGGACGATGAGGATAACGTCGACTCTGGTCAGAACGAAAACACAGAGACCCTGCCGGAGTAACCCAGTTTAATTTTATTTGAAGCCATCTGTTGAATGGCGGAAAGGAACTACATATGAGTATCAATCACAAATCTGTCTCCTGAACATTCTACAGTCCGGCAATTGAAGTACCGACTCTGGAACAACATTCTAAGAACTGCAGATCATGCAGAGCTGAGAATATATGCAGAGTTGTCCCGGACATAAGGCGTGTGACCACGAGTAAAGGAGATTTATAATGACATCATTAATTTTGCAGTACATAGTCACACACTGGATTGCGTGGCTTTTTGCAGCTATTTCCGGTGTCTTGGCTACAGCATATCATAGATTAGCAGGACGGTTAAAAAAGGAGCAGGTAAAGACACAGGCTATCAATGCTGCAGTTCTTGCGTTACTTCATGATCGTATCTACCAGGCATGCACATTTTACTTGAAAAGAAAATATTGCACAGTGGAAGACAGGGATAATTTGGAGTATATGTTCCGACCTTATAAAGCGTTAGGTGGAAATGGAACAGGAGAAGATCTTTATAACAGATGCCTGGCTCTTCCATATGAACCGGCAGAGGAGGTATAGATATGGATTTTGGAATTGGAAGCGTAACAGCGATCACAGCAATCTGTTACCTGGGCGGCATGGCATGTAAGGCAACCACTAAGGTCAAGGATGAGGTTATCCCGGTAGTATGCGGATTGACCGGCGGCATCCTGGGAGTAGCTGGCATGTATCTTATGCCAGAGTTTCCAGCCACAGATGTGATCAACGCTGCAGCTATTGGTATTGTATCCGGTCTGGCCGCAACCGGAGCGCACCAGGTCATCAAACAGGCAAGCAAGAAGTAGAAGGAGGTGATCCGACTATCTCCCGCAGGCAGTCCGGGTCATGGCTGCCATTTGCGACGTCGCAATAAATCAGTAGAATAAAAATCATGCATATGTTATAATGTCTAGGTTACCGCCCCTATACCCGGTAAGGAAAGGGGGTGTCTGACATGGAAAATCTTATTTCTTTTATTGTCGCTGTTGCGGCTGGTGTAGTTTGCCACTACATCATCAAATGGTTGGACGGCGGCAAATAGTCGGTAACCAGCCTGCAGATGCCTAACTGCTTAAAAAGGAAGAAAGCCCCTGAGTCTCGACCACTCAGGGGCTTTCGCTTTTGTGTCCAACATGGAAACTTATTTCTTTTTGCCTAACGGCATTATAGCATATGCAGAAAATCTTTTCAAGATACCATTTGGAAGAAAGGAAATGCTATGAAAATATCAGATAATGGATTAAATATCATAAAAAAGTTTGAAGGTTGTCGACTAACGGCTTATCAGGATACCGTAGGTGTCTGGACCATCGGATACGGCACCACAAACGCAGACAAAGCAATCACCGGAACAACAATCTGCCAAGGTCTGCGGATCAGCCAGGAAACGGCAGATGAATGGTTGCGCCAGTCTGTTGATAAAAAGTATGGTCCAAAAGTGGACAAGTATAGTGCTTACAACTGGACGCAGCCAGAGTTTGATGCCTTGGTATCTTTTGCGTATAACATCGGAAGTATTGACGGATTGACGGCTAAAGGTACTCGTACCCGTTCTGAGATAGCAGCCAAAATCCTGGAGTATAATAAAGCTGGCGGAAAGGTATTATCTGGCCTCATCCGCAGACGTCAGGAAGAGAGGAAGCTCTTTTTAACTCCCGTTACAGTAAAAACAGGTTGGCAGCAGGAAAATGGAGGCCGGCGCTTCTATTTAAAAGACGGCTCAGGAAAATATGTTTCTAATGACTGGCACAAGGATGGAGAACTCTGGTATTGGTTCAACGGTGCCGGCATGATGGTCCATGACACCTGGTACCAGTACAAAGGGTCTTGGTATTACCTTGGATCTGATGGTGCTATGCTTAAAGGCCTGCAGACGATTAACGGCAAGTGGTACTACCTGGATCAAGACGGCCGCATGGCAACGGATCCGGTAACATTGACACCGGATCAGGACGGCGCCTTACAGTATCCAGGCCTTGTAAAATAGAAAATCACACATCTGATCATCGGTTATATCTTGCCAAATTTCAACACCTGATTTATGATGAAAATATAGAAAAATTCTGCCAAAATCTAAGGAAAAATCCCCTATACGCACTTACAATCTGGTCATCCACCGTGGACACTGAACCTGCCGTCCGTCACAGTACTGGGTCAATATGGGCTGGCGTACACCGGGTCTT